CGCTGCGGGCCTCCAGTTCCTGCAGCCGGTACAGCGGGCGCGGGACGGGCCACTGGCCCATACCCCAGGCCTGCCCGTCATACGTCCACGGGACGATTTGCTTGCGGGTGTTCGGGAAATCGTAGCGGGCGACGTAGCCGAGCACCTCCCCGTTGCCGTCCCAGTATGTCCAGCGGGCCGACGGTGCGCCGTATAGCGGGTGGACGCACTCGCAGTCCGCTGCCGCCTCGGGGACGGGCGTGACGACGGTTCTGGGGGGTTTCGTCGGTTTCGCTGGTCGCGCTGGCGCTGCCGCCGCGCTGCCGTCGTCTAGCTCGCGGTAGGCCTCGGCCATCGTCAGTTCGTGGATCGCAGCGTACAGGTCGATGAGGTCCCCGCCCCTGTCACTGGTGGCGAAGTCGGCCCACCGGCCCGACAAGAGGTTGACACTGAGCGAGGCGCCCTCGCCGCCGCTGAGATCACCGCAGACCCATTCGTGGCCCCGTCGCCTGCCGCCGGGCAGCCACTGGGGGACGAGGGTTTCGCTGCCCAAGAGGAGGCGCTGCGCGAGCGCGTTGAAGTCGAGTTTCATGCGAGCACCTGCTTGCGCGACAAAATCCACGCCCACACTGCGCCACCAGCGACCTTCGCTACGAACTGCGCCAGCACGATCTGAGGCATCAGCGCGCCAAACGCCAGCGTTGGAAAAACCAGAGAATCTACTGCGGCACCCGCAACGTTTGATCCATTTGCACGGAACATCCAACTGCCGCGCAGACGCGCAAAGGTTGCCCAGTCCACCACTGCTGCCGCAGTGAAGGCCGCAGACGACGCGATGGCGATCATGCCTGCCGTAGGGTTGAGCAGGTAGGTCAATCCGCCAGTTCCGGCAATCAGTGTGCCCATTTGCCATATTCGCAGGCGAACGTGGAGCCAGTCGCGCAGTGCCAGGTCGAGCCCGATCAACACGAAAGCATTGATCGGTGAAACCCACGGGCCGAATGCGGCCACGGATAGGTTGGCAAGGATCATTGCCGCAGCGTAGGCGGCGATTGCAATCATCATCGTCATATCAACTCCACTTGTAGTGCCCGTGGCTTCCAAGCCGTGGGCGGGTTGCTCTTGTTGATGCGCTTGGCCATACAGCCTGCGCACTGCGTCTGCTCTGCGTGATGCAAAGCCACATTGGTGCTGTCTGCGCTAGACAGCGGCCACTGCTCGGTTCCCTGCGCCAGCATCCGCATCCCGTGCGTCCACGGTAGGCGTGCGTGCGCCTTGACCAATGCGTTGAAAGCCTCATCCATCCTAGCCGCCCATGCGGGCGATCCAACCTGCCAGTACTGCCCCGAGGAACCCAGTGCAACCCGGCCCCAGTCATCCACCAGTTCCAGCAGGTAGTCAATCGGCAGTCCGAGGTGCCACACCGGCATCCCAAGTGCGCGAGGAAATGGCCAGGTCTTGACCATTTCGCGTTGCTGCTCGACCGACCCGTCGATCACATCGGGCACCACGCCCCAGTGCGGGTGCGCCAGCAGCGGGTCGACCCACTCATAGAACCCATGCAAGTCAAACTCCGCGCCGCGGGTCTTGGCAGAGAACGCGCCGTTGTCCAGCATCAGAGACTGCCCGATGCGCAGGCAGGTTTTGAGGTTGTCGGGGCGCGCAAAGCTCACGCAGAAGTGTTGGCCTGCCATCGATTCCAGCGCCCAATTAGGCGTGATTGGCGTGCCGTGGTAGTGAATCACGCCTCCCCCAGCAGCCTGACGGCATCGTCCACACTGCGGCAAACCCCAGCCACGCCACCCGCAGCGCGGATCGACGCGAGGAACTCCTCCTGCCCCGGGCGCATCCTGCCGGTGCGGCTCTTGACCTCGATGGCCAGCGTGCGACCGTCTTTCAGCGTGCCCATGATGTCTGACATCCCGCGCGCGGTGTTCGCCCGGATATAGCGCACGCTGCCGTCGCGGTTGCGCTCTTGGAACGTGCCGGAGTTCTGGCGCCAGCACATTGCCACGCGCGGGTGCCGGTGCAGCATCTGAATGATCGCCCGCAGGATCTCGGCCTCTGACGGCTGGCGCGGCTCGTCTGGCGCAGGCTCGCGCCTCGGGCGCTTCTTGGGTTCCGGCGGAATCGGCAACTCCCGCGCGGGCTTGCCGCTGAGTGCGGCGTACAGCGCCTCGGTCTGCTGGTTGCGGAGCATCTGCTCTCGCAGGGTTCGTCTGCCTCTTTCGGTCATGCTGCCAACCTCATAAAAACGCTGGACCAAACGTCCTGCGGATCGTTGCGCCAGGTCCGGTGCGTCCAAATCTGCGCCACGTTGCCCTTGGGCAGCCCGCTCATCCGCACGGCTTCCATCAGGCTGTTGCAGGCCCTGATGCGGCGCACCATCTCCCAGGTGATCTTCGACCGAGACTGCCTGACGAGCGCCATCTTCGCGCTCCAGGCTTCGCCGCCCGGGCGCCTGCCGGCCGCGATTGCTTGGTTTTGCGTCACCGATCTGGTGACCATCGCAACGTGCGCCGGGTTGCAGCAGCCGCGCGTCCCGCAGGTGCTGGATGCCACCATGTTAGCGGGGGGCTCCGCGTCGTTCATTTCCCGCCAGATCAGCCTGCGCAGATAGGCACGCTTGCCCTTGTAGTACACGACAGGCGCGCCGGATTCCGTCACTACGCCGCGCCAGATCAGGCAGTCGCCCTCGCCCTCGACGGTGTTGTTTTCGAGTCGGGTCTTCAGCCACTCGCTGAGGTTCCGCTTCCGGCCCTTTTCCTGCTTTTCCTTCGCCGCCACCTGCGGCGGCTCCATGTCCGTCGGCATCCACACCGACATGCGCCCATTGTTCTCGACGCGCACATAGCCCGCGTAACGCATGTTTTGCAGCGACGAGCGCACCGTCTTTTTGGGCATGTCGCCCAAGTGCTGCATCAGCATCGAAAGCGTTGCCGGCTGCTCGCGCCGCACGACCTCCAGCACCCGCTGGTTCGTTCGCCCCAGTTTCACTGTCCACTCCTGTTGTTGTCGGGGGCGCAATCATGCCATGCTTGCCGAGGCACGCAAAGCCCGCGTGAAACAGTGGGTCATTGAGTGAAGTTGCGTTGACTTGCGTAGTCGATCGTGGCAACATTCGCCCGTCCCCACACAACACAGGAGCAGACGATGAGGACAAGCCACTGGTACTACGACCCTGACTACGGCCCGTACACGGGTCACCCGCACGATCCCAGAACCGACCACGACGGCGTGGACCTCGACCTGGAGGCCGCGAAGGACGAGATCGCTCGGACGCCGCTGTTCGTGACTGACTGGCTCGCTCATGAGGCGACCACTGACGAGACGCCCCTTGACCTGCAGGCCGTGCCGGCCGAACTGCAGCAGGCCACTGCTGATCAGTTGATCGCCCTGGTGTTTGCCGGTCACATCGACCGCATCGTGCCCGCAGTGTACGAATTGCGCGTGCGCTATCTGCGGGCCAAGGACGGCGACATTACCTCGCGTGCTTGGGAAAAGTACGAGGACGAGATCAAGCGCGCTGATTTTGACGACAACCACTTCTGGTTCTGAAGGAGACCGCAGCATGATCCTCGAAACCGCAGACCAGCGATCCGACGACTGGTACGCCGCCCGCTGCGGCAAGGCCACCGCCAGCCGATTCAAGGACGCAATGGCCACGCTCAAAAACGGCCAGCCAGCGCAGGCCGCGAAGGACTACCTGGCGGAACTCGTCGTCGAGCGCCTGACCGGCCAGCCCGTCCAGAAGTTCACCAACGCCGCCATGCAGTGGGGCACCGAGCAGGAAGCCGCTGCCAGAGCCGCCTACGAGGCCCGCACGGGCATCGAGGTTGAGGAGACGGGCTTCGTCGCCCACGACACCCTGTATGCCGGCTGCAGCCCCGACGGCTTGGTGGACTGGGACGGGCTCATCGAGATCAAGTGCCCGTACAACACGGGCGTCCACATTGAAACCCTGCTGTCTGGCATGTCTGCGGATCACATGCCGCAGGTACAGGGCCAGATGTGGATCACTGGCCGCGAGTGGTGCGATTTCGTTTCCTGCGATCCCCGGATGCCTGAGCCGCTGCAGTTGTACGTCCAGCGCATCCAACGTGACGAGGCGTTCATCGCCGACCTCGAACGTCGCGTCTCGTCTTTCCTGTCGGAGGTCGGCACCCAAGTCGAGGCGCTGCGGCGTCTCGCGGAGAGCAAGAAATGAGCGATACCAAGAAGCGCCCCTATGTGCGCACCCTGAAGGCCTGGACCGTAATGGACGCGGAGGGCAACGAGCGACTGGTGCGGGCCTACACCGCAGCAGACGTGCTGCGCCACGTCACGCCGCAGTTCGTGATCGCGCCCGCCACGCACGACGACATCATCACGCTGATGGCTTCCGGCGTCATGGTGGAGACCGTCGGCCTGCCCGAAGCCGCCCCTGCCGACGAACCCGCCGGCCTGACTGACTGAACTGGAGCACTGAAATGAACATCACTGACACCATCGAACAAGAGATCCAGGCCAAGGGCGCCAATGTGGGGCCGCGCATCACGCCGGCCGACATCGAGGCCAATATCAAGGAGTGCCATTACTTCACTGCGCTGGACGGCGTTGATGGGCACTTCCGCGGTGGCCCAGAGGCTCAAGCCTGCGATGGAAAGGCGCTTGGCTTGCTGACCTTCTGCGTCCTCGTGCTGCGTAACGGCTTCACCGTCACCGGCGAGTCGGCATGCGCCAGCCCCCAGAACTTCGACGCCGAGATCGGCCGCAAGATCGCCCGACAGAACGCAGTCAACAAGATCTGGCCCCTCATGGGCTACGAGCTGCGCTCGCGTTTGGCTGCCTAATCAACCCACGGGGCGGGAAACCGCCCCATTTTGGAGACTGATATGACCGCACTTGTCCCAGTAGACCAAATCGAGCGCATGGCTCTGAGCGTCGCACGCAGCGGCCTGTTCGGAGTCAAAACCCCGGACCAGGCAATGGCCTTGATGCTGATCGCCCAGGCCGAGGGCCTGCACCCCGCCATCGCCGCCCGCGACTACCACGTCATCAACGGCCGCCCCGCCCTGCGCGCCGATGCCATGCTGGCCCGCTTTCAGTCCGCAGGCGGCAAGGTTGAGTGGGGCGAGTACACCGACACGCGCGTGGTCGGTACGTTCGCGCACCCGCAGGGTGGCAGCGTTCGCATCGAATGGACGACCAAGATGGCGCAGGACGCAGGCCTGAC